AGAACAACAGAAACTGGCAAATTATTTCTTGAAGAAATCTGAAGTTAAGCCAGTAGAAGAACACGTTGAAGAAACTGCTTCTTTGGACGAAAAAATTGATAAAATGGTTATGGAAGCATTTGACTCAAACTTTAAAATTCTTTAATGGAAATATAACATGGCGAAGTTAAGATTAAATAATACAAAATTAACAAAATCAGTAGGAACCGCGAGTTATTCATCATCATATGTTCTTGGTAACAGTTATGATTTAGTTCCTCCTTCAAATCCAAAAATCGTAGATTTTAACTCTCAATACGTTGTGTATGTTTCAGGTTATACACTGTATGTTACAAATCTTTCGGACTTGTCTACTTATACCGTATCCGCACCAGCAGGCGCAACCAGTTCATGGGGATCTTGGATATCGTTGAACGAGAACAATTATTTGGGCGTCACAGATCAGTTTGACGGATCTGCTGGAACATATGCAGGATCAACTCATTTATATCAGTTGGGTCCTACCTCTGCTACATACTTGTATGAGTTTGTTGACGTAGAACGAACAAGCGCAACCGCGTTTCCATATGTTGGTGTAACGGAAGATAATTATGTTGTTCATCCTGATCCATATACGCCTACTGGCGGCACAGTATACTTCACTACTGTGGCATCCACAGCAATAGTAGGACAGCGAAACAATCCCGATAACAATACAACATATCCGCAATTTGGTAATAATATGGATGTTGTTGGTAATAGGGTTTTCGTTGGTGCAAATAACACGCCTAATGGACTTCCAAAAGTGCATGTGTTTGAGCCGTCAATCAGTTTCGCACCGCAACAGTCTTTGGTGCTTCCTGGAATTCCAGAAGGGTCTATGAGAGCAGCAGAAAATTATTTTCTCTTTCATTATAGACAATCCGGATATGATATAAATGTTTATGACAGCAATATGGGCTTTATACGGACATTATACAATCCAGGAAGTTTTTTGAATAAAAAAAATTATGATATCTCAGATCAATACGTGGCTATATCACACAACGGCAATGCTTGGATATATGATACAGTTAGCGGTAGTACAGTAAAAGAAATATCTGGAATTTCAACTAATAATACTGTACGGGTAAAAGGAAGCAAAGTTCTGGTAGACAATAAACTTTACTATTGAGACGCGAGCAAATATGTTGTTGCTTTTAAAGGAGTGCTTGACACTCCTTTCCTACCTGTGCTATAATGATTATATCATTTAGCAACTGTAACGGTTCGTTTTTTGATAAAAAAGATAAATAAAAGTGCGTAATACATTACGCCAGAATACCGCTTACAATCGGTGCGTTTGCGGGTTCTTATAACTTAACCTACATAAAATATAGGAAATCTAAAATATGGCAACATTAGCAGAAATTCGCGCAAAACTACTTGCACAAGAAAACAAATCTTCAGGCAACTCCAATTCATCTGGTCCTAACGCAATCTACCGTCACTGGGATATCCCAACTGACTCTACAGCAGTTGTGCGTTTTCTACCAGACGCAAACCCTAAAAATGACTTTTTCTGGGTTGAGCGACAAATGATTAACCTTGAATTCCCAGGAGTGAAAGGTGGTGTTGAAAATAAACCAGTTACAGTTAAAGTACCATGTGTTGAAATGTACAACGATGGCTCGGTATGTCCAGTTCATGCTGAAATTCGTCCTTGGTACAAAGATCCATCTATGGAAGCATTAGCAAGTAAGTACTGGAAGAAACGTTCATACTTGTTCCAAGGTTTTGTTGTCGATGACCCTCTAAAAGAAGATGAAAAACCTGAGAATCCAATTCGCAAGTTTACTATCTCCGCTCAAATCTTTAAGCCACTAAAAGCGGCTTTGATGGACCCTGATATGGAACACATGCCAACTGATTACGATTCTGGCACTGACTTCCGTATCACTAAAACACAAGATGGCAAGTACGCAAACTACGGTACTTCTAGTTATTCTCGTAAAGAACGTTCTCTTACAGAAGAAGAACGTCAAGCAATTGAACAGTATGGTCTAAATGACTTGTCTGAACTTCTTCCTAAGAAACCAACTGATTCTGAATTAGCGGTTATTATGGAAATGTTCGAAGCATCAGTAGACGGTGAACTTTACGATCCTGATCGTTGGGGTAACTTCTACCGTCCTTGGGGACTAGATATGGACAAGTATCCTAATGCTGTTCCTAATAATGGCTCAAGTGCTCCTGCTCCAAAAGCAACTCCAAAGCCTGCTCCTAAAGCGGCACCAAAAGTTGAATCTGCTCCAGTGGTAGAGGATCATGATGATGAACCTCCGTTTGAAACTGAGGCAGTTGCAGAAACAGCAACGGCATCGGCTAAACCAAAACAGGATGCGGCTGATATCCTAGCAATGATTCGTTCACGTAAATCTGACTAATCATTAAACCGAGAGGGCATTGCCCTCTCATTCTTTCAACTTTCGGAGAATAATTATATGGCAACAAAAGCATTTGATGCATCTAAATTTCGTAAATCCATTACTAAATCTGTACCTGGAATGAGTACAGGCTTTCGTGATCCTGACACCTGGGTTTCAACAGGTAACTACACACTAAACAAACTTATTTCTGGTGATTTTAACAAAGGCATCCCACTTGGTAAAGTAACTGTACTCGCTGGTGAATCAGGCGCAGGTAAATCATACATTGCTTCTGGTAATATTGTTAAGAATGCACAAGAGCAAGGTATCTTTGTTGTACTGATTGATAGTGAAAACGCACTAGACGAAGCGTGGCTACATGCTCTAGGTGTATCAACAGACGATGACAAACTACTAAAACTAAACGTAGCAATGATTGATGATGTTGCTAAAATCATTTCAGACTTTATGAAGGAGTATCGTTCTGACTATGAAAGCGTAGCAGATGAAGAAAGACCTAAGGTCCTATTCGTTATTGACTCATTGGGTATGATGCTGACACCAACTGATGTTGACCAATTCAACAAAGGTGATATGAAAGGTGATATGGGTCGTAAACCTAAAGCACTTGCGGCACTTGTTCGTAACTGTGTGAACATGTTTGGCGATTTCAATGTGGGTCTAGTAGCAACTAACCATACATATGCTTCGCAAGATATGTTTGATCCAGACGATAAGATTTCTGGTGGTCAAGGTTTTATTTACGCAAGTTCTATTGTTGTAGCAATGCGCAAACTAAAACTAAAAACTGATGCGGATGGTAACAAGACTTCACAAGTACATGGTATCCGTTCAGCATGTAAGATTATGAAAACTCGTTATGCTAAACCATTCGAATCAGTACAAGTTGAGATTCCATACGAAACAGGAATGTCACCATACTCCGGTTTGGTTGACTTCTGTGAAGCAAAAGGTATACTAAAGAAAACAGGTAACCGTCTTGCTTACACTAGTCCAGTGACTGGAGAAGAAATTGTACAATTCAGAAAAGCATGGGAGCGAAACGATAACGATTGTTTGGATACGCTTATGCTGGAGTATGACAGTCAAGCACCAGATGTTCTAGATGCTGATGTTACTGTCGGTGAAGAAGAAGAGGCATAAACAATGGGAGCAATGCTCCCATTTTTCTATTGTATTTAATTACTTTGTATGTTATAATGTATGGAAGATAACGCAAAAGATTTTGCCAGACAGCATGCCATTGATTTAATGTCTCGCCTCGATGTTATGCGAGCAAATGGTATGAAAGATACTGACGAATATAAACAACTAGAACAAGTGTTAAATCAAACAATTAATCAACTAAACGAGAAATAATTATGGGCAAATTTTATTCTACAAAAACATATGGTAATGACCGTGGTCTATCATGCTGTTTTAGACAATGGCGTAGTAAACATTCGCATTGTTCGACCCTACACGGATACAGTATAGGCATCAAATTGGTTTTTGAGTGTGATTCTTTGGATGAACGTAATTGGGTTATGGACTTTGGTGGTCTAAAAGAATTCAAACGTTGGTCAGAGTACATGTTTGACCATACTACTTTGGTAGCAGAAGATGACCCGCATCTGGATACATTCAAAACTTTAGCATCAATGCGTAGTGTGGATGCCGAAGACCCTAATAGCGCAGTCGCACATGAGCGAGGAGCCATAGTCGATTTGCGAATTGTCCCAGCAGTTGGTTGTGAACGATTTGCTGAAATGGCATATGAAAAAATGTCAGTTATACTAGAGAAACAAAGAATGGATGGCAAATTACTTAATCCGACTGTGCGTGTTAAAAGTGTTGAGGTATTTGAGCATGGAGCAAACAGTGCGATTTATGAAGGGTAATCATTGTGTTTGGAACAAAAATGCTAAATATATTGCTTAACAATTTATAATAAAAAGAGGAGTAAAACAAAATGGCATCTGTAGACCACGAATTTATCTTAGAGTTCTGGGATGTGATTATGAAACATGTCCCGGCAAAAGAAAAACTATCATTGGGCGAAGAACTAATAAAATTGTGTGATGAATATGGATTCTCAACAATGGATTTTGACGATATCGTAGAACATAGTAAGATACTAGAAACTGCTCATAAGCAGTATTTTGGTGTTGACGAAGATGACGAAGACGAAGATGAAGACTGGTAATGAATTGGTATAGCGAAATAGTAAAGGACTGGGGTAAAATCCCAGATTTTATTGAACATTTCACCGATGAACTATTGGAAGCAAGAAAAGAAGTAAAGATCCATGGTAATGTAGAAAAAAATGCTACTTACTTGCCTGCCTATGTTGAGCAACGTTTTGCTCAATTACAGGAAATCGAGGCTGTACTTGAACACTTAAATACACAGTTGCGTAAAAAACGAAGTGAGTATTTTCGTAAGTATATGGAGAATTATAACAAGGCTTTGAGTAGTAGAGACGCGGAAAAATACGCTGACGGAGAGGATGAAGTAGTTGCTATTAGCGAACTAATAAACCAAGTCGCCTACGTAAGAAACCAATATTTGGGGATTACAAAAGGCTTTGAAATTAAACACTTTCAACTATCTAACATTATCAAGTTGAGAGTTGCAGGCATGGAAGATGCCGAAATAAACAACAGATATTAATATTTGTGCCTCGTGTCTAAATAGAGTTAGACTTTTTTAAACTACGAGGGATAAAGGATTTATGATGACTAATAATATTCTAGTAACTAAACGCGATGGTCGTAAGGAAGGCATAGACTTAGAAAAGATACACAAAGTTGTTATCTTTGCTTGTGAAGGTGTAAACGGGGTTTCACCATCAGAAGTGGAAATTAAGTCGCACATACAGTTCTATAATGGTATCACTAGTGATGACATTCAAGAAACACTAATCAAAGCGGCAGCAGAACTTATTACGGAAGAAACACCAAACTATCAATGGGTAGCAGGTAACTTGATTAACTACCATATCCGTAAACAAGTGTATGGCCAGTTTGAACCTATACATATAAAAGAACTTGTTGAAAAGAATACCAAATTGGGATACTATGATCCCGAACTATTAACCTCATACACTGATGAAGAGTGGGAGAAGATTAATGGTTTTATTAAACATGAAAGAGATTTCCACATTTCGTATGTGGGTATGGAGCAATTCCGTGGTAAGTATCTAGCGCAAAACCGCGTTACTAAAGAACTATACGAAACACCACAAATGCTCTACATTCTCGTTGCCGCGACATTATTCAGTCAATATCCAAGCAACGAAAGGCTACGTTGGGTTAAAGATTACTATGATGGAATTAGTAACTTTGATATCTCGTTGCCAACTCCTGTTATGGCGGGTGTTCGCACACCACAACGCCAATTTAGTTCGTGTGTAGTAATTGAAACAGGTGATTCACTTGATTCAATCAATGCGACTAGTAGCGCCGTAGTAAAATACGTATCCCAAAAAGCGGGTATCGGTATTGGCGCAGGTAGCATTCGTGCGATTAATTCACCTATTCGTAATGGTGATACTAGTCACACGGGTGTTATCCCATTCTATAAACTGTTCCAAGCAAGTGTAAAATCATGTAGTCAAGGTGGGGTTCGCGGTGGTGCTGCCACATTACATTACCCAATTTGGCATCTAGAAGTTGAAGACTTGCTTGTACTCAAAAACAACAAAGGTACCGAAGACAACCGTGTTCGTCACCTAGATTACTCTGTGCAATTTAACAAAGTAATGTATGAGCGACTAATCCAAGGCAGTGATATTACACTGTTCTCACCTAATGATGTTCCCGGACTTTACGAAGCATTCTTTGCTGACCAAGATAAGTTCCGTGAACTATACGAGAAAGCAGAACGTAATACACATCTACGTAAGAAGAAAGTACCCGCACTTGAATTGTTTAGTGCGTTTATGAACGAGAGAAAGAACACTGGTCGTATCTACCTACAAAACGTAGACAACGCCAATGATCATGGTTCATTCATTCCTTCAGTTGCACCTATTAGACAATCAAATCTCTGCCAAGAGATAAACTTGCCTACCAAACCACTAAACAACATTGATGATGCTGAAGGCGAAATTTCACTTTGTACCTTGAGTGCGATAAATTGGGGTAACATGCGTACACCTCAAGATTTCGAGAAAGCATGTACTTTAGCGGTACGTGGTATTGATGCTCTACTATCATACCAAAACTACCCAGTACTTGCCGCAGAACTATCTACAATGAATCGTAGACCTGTAGGTGTGGGTATCATTAACTTTGCTTACTGGATGGCAAAACATGACATGACTTACAGTGAACCAAACCTTGATTTGGTTGACGAATGGGCAGAAGCATGGTCTTACTACTTGATTAAAGCAAGTAGTGACCTAGCAAAAGAGCAAGGGGCATGTCCATTAACTGAACAAACTAAGTACAGTCAAGGTCTTGTTCCAATGGACACTCGCAAGAAAGAAGTTGACGAACTTACAGCATATGTAGAACGTATGCCGTGGGGTGAACTACGTAAAGAGTTGAAACAACATGGCATTCGTAACTCTACACTAATGGCGCTTATGCCAGCAGAAACATCTGCGCAAGTTTCTAACTCTACTAACGGTATTGAACCGCCACGTTCACTTGTGTCTATCAAACAAAGTAAACATGGTGTACTCAAGCAAGTTGTTCCTGGCATTCACAAGTTAAAGAATAAATATGAATTACTATGGGATCAAAAATCGCCTGAAGGTTACTTGAAGATTATGGCTGTACTACAGAAGTATATTGACCAAGGTATCTCGGTAAATACATCGTATAACCCAGCATTCTATGAAGACGAAAAGATTCCGATGAGTGAAATGCTTAAGCATTTGATTATGTTCTACCGTTACGGCGGCAAACAATTGTATTATTTTAATACACATGATGGTCAAGGTGAGATTGACATTACCCGTGATTCTGAAAAACTACCCGAATCGCAACAAGAGGAAGTAGAAGACGAAGTTTGCGATAGTTGTACTATATGACGGGTATGGGATCATGCTGTTAGAATGGATTGTTGAACATGTAATAAACGACAAAGGAAAAATAAATCCTAGAAGTTCCGCCAGGTCATGGTGGGACTCTAAGGGTGAAGTTGTTCTTTATGGGCAACTTCACAAATTGACCAACTTCCTACCTGATGATGCCAAATACGCAGAAAGAATATATTGTGTAGTAAATAATATTACCTCAATTCCAAAGTGTAAAAATTGCGGAGTTGCAGATGTTAAATACCACCCTGTAAAAAAGGGATATGCTGAGTATTGTTCGAATCGTTGCCAATCGTCCTCAAGTGAAACCAAGAAAAAGAGAGATGACACAAACATTCAACGGTATGGTTATAAAAAAAATCTTAGTTCGAAACAACATCGTGCAGTAGTAAACGACACTGTGACTAAAAAATACGGTGTTGATAATTACGCAAAGACACCTGAATTTAGTGAACAATCAAAAAAGTCGCAAATACAAAAGTATGGGGACTTATTTGTAAGAACAGACGAATACAAATCAAAAAGATCCAAAACATGCCGGGAAAAATATGGTGTAGAACACTGGATGCTATTGCCGGAATACAAGGAGCAAACTGAAAGAATCAATTTTAAGGCAACGCCTGAAATTCTTGAAGAAATAAAGTCTTTATACTTATCCGGAATGCCCAAACAGCAAGTAGCAGAAGAAGTTAATTTTAGTTTGAGTCATTTGAACAAGTTAATGAAATCTATCGGTTTGGATACAGACTTACCGCAAAATAAGATAAATTATTCAAATAACTTTGTAAGTGAGGGTGAGTTAAAACTACGAGATATGATTGATAATCAAAGTAGTTTAGTGTATAATGATAGAAAGTTAATTTCACCATACGAACTAGATATAGTAGACTATGACAACAAAATAGCATATGAATACAATGGGACGTATTGGCACAGTGATTTTTTTAAGCATCGTTTGGACCACCTAAAGAAGTTGGAGTTGGTCGAAGAACGGGGGTTCAAACTATTCACTATCTTCGAGAACATATTTAAAACTAAACCCGACATAGTTTATCGAAAACTAAACTCTGCTCATCCTCTTTCTATTATATATGCTAGAAATACGACAATAGAACAGTGTAAATATTCTGAAATCGAAACGTTTATAGAAGATAATCATATACAAGGAACACGTAAAAGTAAGTATAATTATAAGGTTATGTATCAAGGTAATATAGTTGCAGCCGCTACCTTTAATAAATACAAAGACGGAGTAGAACTTATACGTTTCGCAAGTAATGTTAGAATTCCCGGAATATTAAGTAAAATTCTAAAGTTTACAGGTTTTGACATAGTATACAGTTTCGCTAATCGTTGTTATACAAGCACCAACCACAATGTGTATCTTGCCTCAAACTTTAAAGAGGTGAAGAAAACATCACCTAATTACTTTTACGTCAAAGGCGATAAAACGATAACTAGGAATTCGGCTCAAAAACATAAGTTGAAGTCGTTATTGGGGGTAGATTACAACAATGATTTGTCCGAATACGAAAATATGAAATTAGCAGGTTACCACCGAGTATGGGATTGTGGTAACGTACTTTATCTATGGAGAAAAGAATGACAGTATTGAACACAAAAAATAAACAAACAAATAAAACACAAGCATTCTTAGATGAAATGCTAGGGATGCAACGTTATGATGTAGTTAAGTATAAACAAGTAGACAAACTAACGGAAAAGCAGTTGGGTTTCTTTTGGCAGCCACAAGAGATTGATATCACTCGTGATTCAAATGATTTTAAAAATTTGACAGCACACGAACAGCATATCTTTACAAGTAACCTAAAGCGACAAATTCTACTTGACTCAGTTCAGGGTCGTTCACCGAACCTAGCATTGTTGCCAATTGCGAGTTTGCCTGAATTTGAAACGTGGATTGAAACGTGGGCATTTAGTGAAACTATTCACAGTCGTAGTTACACTCACATCATTCGCAACATTTATAGCGATCCAAGTAAAGTGTTTGACACTATGCTTGATGTTCCTGAAATCGTATCATGTGCCGGAGACATTTCCAAGTACTATGATGGCCTAATTGAAACACTACAATGGTATCAATTGTTCGGTGAAGGTAATATTACAGTTCTTAATACTGACGGAGCAACTAGTACAACCAAGCATGTTTCTAAGCGCGACCTCAAAAAGAAACTATGGTTGGCACTAAACTCTGTAAACGTACTAGAAGGTATTCGTTTCTATGTATCGTTTGCTTGTTCGTGGGCATTCGCAGAGTTGAAGAAAATGGAAGGTAATGCTAAGATTATTAAACTAATTGCTCGTGACGAAAACCTTCACCTAGCATTCACGCAAGTGGCACTAACAAAGATTCTTCCAAAAGACGATCCAGAGTTTGCTGAAATTGCTAAAGAATGTGAAGAAGAAGTTACACAAATGTTTGTTGATGCGGTTGAGCAAGAAAAGCAATGGGCAGAGTATCTATTTAAAGATGGTTCTATCATAGGTTTGAACGCGCAACTACTTAGCGATTATGTAGAGTGGATTGCGTGTAAGCGTATGCAAGCAATTGGTTTGAAATGTCCGTATCATGTACCACAGGCGAATCCACTACCATGGACACAAAAATGGATTTCGGGCGGTGAAGTACAGGTAGCACCTCAAGAAGTTGAGTTAAGTTCCTATATCATTGGTGGTGTCAAACAAGATGTGACTGAAGATACTTTTAAAGGTATGACACTGTAAATAAAGAATCCCCAAATAGGGGATTTTTTATGGTTGACAAAAGATGTTTAATTGTGATACAGTTATGGAAATAACAAGAGAATTAGAAATGTTTAGAGACTATTCAGTATTTTACAAAAATCAATTTGTTGGTGTATTTCGTGATTACAACGAAGAGGCCGCAATAAGACAAGCCATCATGAAGGTAGGAAACGCTAGTCGTTACACTAGCGCCTCCAAGCATGACTTTGTTGCTGTTAACGTGGGATTGCTTTAGGATAACTGGTACAACTACGACACTCTACATTTGTATTGCCCGCCTCTTCGTATTTGGTACCAACAATAACAATGTCTCCGTCAATTGCAACTGATTCGCCGAAAAGATCAAAAAAAGGTTGACATAAATCCATATGGCTGTATACTATAAGGGTAAGTTGATGAGAGGAAGACAAAATGATTTACATTGTGATGGGTTCAGAAGACGGTTACTGTATGACTTTCGGTTCTAAGAAGAAAGCAATGGAGTACGGTGAACTTTACATCCTCGAAGGTGGCGATTGTAAAGAAGATGAGATTGAAGTTTGTACATACGCCAACATCATTGAAATGTCTGGTGCTAACGGCAGCAGTGTTGAAATCATCAAAACTGAAATTACTCGCTAATCACTGTTGACTTTACGTATACACTAATATATACTTACATAGTAAATTGATTGAGAGGAAATTATCTATGTCTACCCAATTCGTTCAGATTGAAAACGGTACTTACCGCGGCAAAGATGTACGCGGTGTGTTCCCACTAATCGCTGAACTTAAAGAGTCTGCTAAAGGCGGCTACTTTATTACCGTCGACGGTAAAGATTCTGAGTTTGAAAATGCTAAAATGCGAGTTCGTGTTGACTACGAAGATGATATAATGCTCGTTGATGAACAGCACGAAGAAACAGATGAGGAAGCAATCAATCGTATTGCTGAACGATTTGAAATCCTAGAAGAAATGACAGGCGCCGCAATCGATGGTGTAGTTCGCGGTATGGTGGTTTCGGGCCCTCCAGGTGTTGGTAAAACATTTGGTGTTGAACAGGTATTAGACAAAGATTCACTCTTTGACCAAATTGCTAGTCGTCCAATTCGACATACATTCATCAAAGGTACAATGTCACCGATCGGTCTGTACTCTATGCTGTTCAACTACTCTAACAAAGATAATGTTGTAGTGTTGGATGACTGTGATAGTGTACTGTTTAACGAAGATGCTCTAAACATTTTAAAAGCGGCACTCGACTCAGGTTCACGCCGTAAGATTTGTTGGAACAGTGATTCATCGTTCTTACGCCGTGAAGGTGTTCCAAGTGAGTTTTACTTTGAAGGCTCTATCATCTTCATTACTAACTTGAAATTCACTAATGTGCGTTCACACAAAATCAAGGATCACTTGGACGCAATTATGTCACGATGCCATTATCTTGATTTGACAATGGATACTACTCGTGATAAGATTCTGCGAATCAAACAGATTGCTCGTGATGGCGGTTTGTTTGACACCAAAGGTCTTAGTAAAAATCAGGAAGACGAAATCATTAGTTTTATGATTGAAAACCAAAACAAACTACGTGAAATATCACTGCGTATGGCACAGAAAATTGCTGACCTAGTTAAACTGTCTCCTGCGAACGACCGTTGGAAACGTATCGCTGAAACAACGTGTATGAAACACAAATAAAAGGCTTTCATATACGGTGATATACAAAGGGGACTTCGGTCTCTTTTTTATATTTGTGATAAATAATAACATATATACATATATACATATTCATTTAATAACGGAGAAAACAAATGACAAAATTAACAGCAACCAACGTAAGATTTAACCGATCAGTAGGCACTGCTTCACTATCGGATTTACTAGGAGGTCCAGTTGCTGGTACGATAACTGGTACAGAACAACAGAAAATACAAGCAAGTGATAAACAAGCAGATGATTTTTTCGGTTTCTCAGTGTCAATATCAGGTGATGGCAACACAGCAATAGTAGGCGCTCAAGGAGAAGATACTGGTGGTTCAAGCGCAGGTTCGGCTTATATCTTTACTCGTTCTGGCGGTGTATGGACTCAACAACAGAAACTACTATCGAGTGATATACAAGGAGGTGATTATTTCGGTTACTCAGTATCAATATCAAGTGATGGCAATACAGCAATTGTAGGGGCTTATCTTGAAGATACTGGCGGTACAAGCGCAGGAGCGGCTTATATCTTTACTCGTTCTGGTGGGATATGGACTCAACAACAGAAACTACTATCGAGTGATATACAAGGAAGTGATTATTTCGGTTTCTCAGTATCAATATCAGGTGATGGTAATACAGCAATAGTAGGTGCTTATCTTGAAGATACTGGCGCTTTAAACGCAGGTGCGGCTTATATCTTTACTCGTTCTGGTGGGGTATGGTCTCAACAACAGAAAATACAAGCAAGTGATAAACAAGCAGATGATCGGTTCGGTTACTCAGTATCAATATCAGGTGACGGAAACACAGCAATAGTAGGTTCTCGATATGAAGATACTGGTGCTACAGACGCAGGTGCGTCTTATATCTTTACTCGTTCTGGTGGGATATGGACAGAACAACAGAAGATAATAGCAAGTGATGCAGAAGCAGGTGATTGGTTCGGATTCTCAGTATCAATATCAGGTGATGGAAATACAGCAATAGTAGGTGCTTATGGAGAAGATACTGGTGGTACATACGCAGGAGCGGCTTATATCTTTACTCGTTCTGGTGGTGTATGGACGCAACAACAGAAAATACAAGCAAGTGATCAACAAGGAGATGATTATTTCGGTTACTCAGTATCAATATCAGGTGATGGCAATACAGCAATAGTAAGTGCTCTATATGAAGATACTGGTTCTACAAACGCAGGAGCGGCTTATATCTTTACTCGTTCAGGCGGAGTGTGGACAGAACAACAGAAAATACAATCAAGTGATATACAAGCAAATGATTTTTTCGGTTACTCAGTGTCAATATCTAGTGATGGCAATACAGCAATTGTAGGTGCCCATAATGAAGATACTGGTGGTACAGACGCAGGTGCGGCATACATATTCATTTAATAACGGAGAAAACAAATGACAAAATTAACAGCAACCAACGTAAGATTTAACCGATCTGTGGCTGACTCGGGTAAAGCATACATCTACGAATTGAGTTAAATTATAAATTTCGGCAAAACAAACCCGCTCATGCGGGTTTTTCTTGACAACCTCACCACAACAATAGTATAATGTATAGTATGAAGAAATGTATTATAATTATCAAAGACGAAGTTAACATTAAATTGGAAGGACTTGATCCGGCGACCCGTAGAAAGTGTAGCGACAAACTCAAGTTCTTTTTGCCTCATGCATACCATATGCCCGCATACAAATTGGGACGATGGGATGGTACTGTGCGTTTCTGCGACATTGGCGGACGAACATACCTTAATC